GATAAAACATATCGCAGAGTCAATCCATTTTCGTTTTCTCCTCAAATAATAATTCTCCATGAAATTTTTAATGAACGAGAATTACAAGAGCAGAAAAGAACATGGAAAGGAAATGCATTTACGAATATGTTTACTCGTCGAACCCGTGCTGCACGATTTTTAAAATTGACCTCTTGGATAGATTTACGCTTTCCAAGATTGTCAGAATGGACAAATTTATCGTATCAAATGTACACCATTAATGGTGGCATTGATGTTTTTAAGCCATCAATGTTTGATACGTTTAGTCGTCAATATGGTGGGCATAGAAATCCATATGCGCCAACAATATTTCAAAGTGTTCCTTCTTTTTCAGTTTATTTTGAAGAGACTGTAAAATGTCTACCCGGTGGGTGGCGTTTTATTTCTTGGTTAGAAGAAAAATTGAATGGAAACAATTTTACCCGTGCATGGCATAGAAGAAGTATGAAAAAATCTTTTTTTCAGAGAATAAAAGATCATTTTCAAGTTTTGGCTGCCATTGAGATGGGATATAGTACCCATGAATTAGAATACAAATTTTTCATCGAGAGTCATATTAAAAATTTCACCCATGGAATTTTTCGAGTTTATCAAAAAACTCTCGAGACTCAACAATTACCATTAGTTATTGATGTAAAAACTAAAACGAGAAGATATGCTGATAAAATACACCAGGAGGGACAAATCCTTCAGAAGAAGACACTTTGGTATCCAGTAATGTGGAGATTATCAGAGTTCGTCGTACCTGGAAAAACATATGAAAATATGTGTGCATGTATAGACGGCAGAATTAAACAATATGCAAATTCTGTTGTGATAGAAGGAGCTATCTTCAATAAAATGTGTTTTTTAGCAAACAAGATTGTTTTGCAACACATTCCAATCCCAGATTGGTACTCTTCTTTAGATCCTCGACAAAAGAGAAATTTGAAGAAGGCAGCTCAACATGAGGAAGATGGTGTGAAGTTTAGATACATCAATACTCAGTTGAAGTGTGATGAGATGATAAATGGTAAAGAAAAAATGGTTCCAAGATTTCTAACAAACCAGAGTGGAGTCGAATTTTTTAGGATGGGTCAAACAACTTCAGAGATCAGTGAATGGCTGAGTCAAGTATACTGGAGTAAAAGCGCCGAACACCCATTGGTTATAGGTGAAGGTCAACACCTTAAAAATTATTATGTGTTTTTTGTTTGTGGATCAGTGTCTTCTGATCTAGACACATATTTAAATAAAGCAATGACATGTAAGGGAGTTTTTTTATTATGTTTGGGAGACGACACAGCTGCAATTTTAAACACTGGAGAACAGCCTATAGCAATTGAAAACGATTTTTCGCGTTATGATCGCACTCAATCAAAAGTGCTTCGTGACATTGTTAATAGGATGCTTCTCAGAGCAGGTTATACAGATTATGTAGACAATCGTGACAGGGAGTACGAAAAGAAGTTGAAGATGACTTCTCCCAAGGATGTGTTCGAAAAATTACCGACCATCACCGATGTTAATGGTGAGGAAGCAGACATGAGATTCACTGGCGAGGCCGCAACTTGTTTAGATAACACTATTATCAGTGCCTTATCTTTTATTGCCGTCATCGACTATGTTGTTCGTGGAAGCATATTTTCGCTACAGGATATGGAAAATGCCTTTCTCAGCGTGGGTTTGGTTGCAAAAGTTAAGGTTGTCCCAATTAATAGAATGACATTTTTGAAAGGTGTCTTTCTTTATGGTAATGACGAAAACCTTCATTGGGTTCGCTTACCAAGTTTCATCTTCAAGTTTGGAAAGAGTCTAACCAATATTGATATCATTTTTAAGGACAAATCTAAGTCGTACAATCAAAAATGTAAAGAGTTTTTGTTTGCTCAATGGCTTGGATATGGCGATATGAAGACAAATTGGTTTTATATAGCGATTGATTTCCAACTTAGAAGAATCACTGGTGGAAAAGCCGGAGTCAAGTACAAGTTAGATACTTGGCAAGTTTTTCAAAATCCTTGTTATATTTCAGATAATGAG